CTATCCAATTAAACGACTGACCCTGAAATCTTGTTACGTCTTTGTCTTTGTCAAGATAGGTAAACCATATTGTTGCACCTGATGGAAAGTGCCATGTTGACTTTGACTCTCGGAACTTTGCACCGGGGAAAGCTTTGGGGTAAAGTTGACGTGACTTGTCAATAAGTTCTGTTAGCTCATCCAGAGTACGCCTAAGAAGAAGCCCACGGTGGTTGCTATTGTGACAATACCGAAGAGGGTCTGCGAGAAGTGCAAAGCTTTTTCCCCCACCTGCCGAGCCACCGTACAGAACATCTCTTTCGCTTGAGGAAAGAAATTCTTCTTGAGGTCCTTCGTTTGGCTGAAAAATAATTTCACGCCCATCCACCAGTTGCTCAACAACATCTGGCAACTCTTGTAAATCTTGTTTATCGATGACGGTAGTTTCATTGCTGTTCAGTGCCTTATCTACTTTGGTTATCTTTTCTTCGAGCTTACGTGCGTAACGTCTTTTGCTCTCTGCTTGTCTCGTTACCTTTGTTGCTCGTTTCTTGGCTTCAGTAAGTCTGCGTTGTGTTTGTTTACGTGCCTTGACTGCGTGTGAGTAGTTGTATCTTTGTTTGGGTGCGTTAGGGTCTTTCTTTGGGCGACCACGTTTGGGTGCATTATCTGTCATTTGCTTTTTTGAATACTTTTCTACCTCTAAAGAACACTATCAGGTTAATCGTTGTGTTAATTGATACCATAGTGACCAAAAGAAACTGCCACCACTCAATTTCCATCGATAGTTACGTCTTTCTTAGGTGGCAACAGGACAATTCCGTGTACTGCCTGTACATTTACGTTGGTTGTTTCCTGTTTTCCCAGACCAACCCTGTTTAACAGCGATTCTGCAGCCCTGAAGCGTAGGTCATCCCCTCTTTCAGGCACTGGGTTATCTATCGTGGTTACAAGACGTGTAGCCGCCTTAAATGCGTTCATAGATAGTATGCTTTGTGTACGTCTTATGATCTCATCTGCTAGAGATGTACGTAGCCACGTGACCGATCCTCTTGCATATCCTGCTTTGAGGGCTGCATCGGTTACGTTTCCACCGTTTTCAAAGAGTACTTCGAGAAATTGTTCCTGTTGAGGACTTATTTCACGTTCTTTGCTTTTCTGTTTGGGGAGTAAATTCATCACAACGGTATGCTCGTGCTTGCATATTAGGTTTGTAGAGGTGTAATTCCTCTTTTATCTCATAAACTCGTGCAAGACATTGATCGTGGGTCATATATGGACCTCGTGTGTCGGCTAATTCCTCACAAGTATCGTTTAAAGTGGGTTGACCCCACAAACAAATCAATACAAATGCTTCAAACATGAGTTATATTCCTTAAATTGTACAAAGGATCAAACAAATAAAGCCAAATACACTGTTGTTATACGATATGTTTGGTTGCATGTGCTTTAATTGATGCTTTGTTACTTTTATAATAGGTACTTAGCACGAATACGTCAAGAAAAATAATTATTTTATTGACAGAATAGCATTAGATGGATACAATCGGAGTAGAACCTCCGGGGAAATACACCATACCCCCTCTCCTTCCCCTATACGCTATCCCAAAGGGATGCACCGTTACCTGTACAAGTAACTCATTTCCGTAAAAATATGGCGACATTGCATACAAGTACTGGTATACCCCCAGTGACCCTTCTATACCCCATACAATAAAAATATATCTTATATCTTCAATGATAGCACCAAAGGCAACCATTGAACGCAACAAGTCAAAACGTCAATATTAAACCTTTAATGTTACCTTGCATCATCATGCAAGGTATTTTTTTGACTTGACCGACATTTTACCCCTAGTGAACGTTAATAACTTATACAACTAACCTTAAAGAGTTCTTTTGTTGTCACTATTGCGAGCAATACGCCAAACGCCATTTAAGGAGAATACATAACAGAAACAATCATTTAAAGATATATCAGGCTATAAAAAGAAAAAGCACCTTAGAAACTAATCTAAAGTGCTTTAACTTGGAGGTATAAAAGTATTAATAAAGCTTTTGATTTAAATATTCAAGAATATATTTTCCCTGATCTATTTTATTTCTTGTTGTTTTGGTATCTTCACCAAGAAACTCTTTTCGATATCTTGATGTTGTATTGCTATAATCCCACCTTTCATAATCAAGATATGTTTCACCATTTGCTTTTATTGCAATAATACTTTCATAGCTTTGAAATATCTTTATTCCATTTTGTAAAGTAATAACAAATTGATTTGCAATTGGTTTACCTGAACGGTTGCTTTTCATATTCTCAACCTTTGCAATATTTCTTAGCTTATGATCTCTATGAGGTATATCTTCAAGAGTTAAATTAGAGCTAAACATTGTTTTATTTGCTCTTACATTACTGTTTATACTTGTTGGATAGTTCATTTTATTTCCTTTCATATTATAATATAATTACCTTTTAACCTTACCTTTTTAGATATGCAAGATTTACAAATAACGGTTTCATTTTCGTTTGTATTAATATAACCACCTTTTATTTCTTTTAATAAATGATAGTCAACAAGTGGATTTAATATAGTAATACTACCGTTATCAAAAAAACTAGTAGTATCACATTCTCTACAACTAAAATAATATGCCATGATCAACCCCACAAACTTGAAAAGCTTGTATCCAAACCGTGATAAGATGCTAAGCAATAAGCAAAAGTAAAACCACAACACATCCATTTAAATAAATCTAATAGTTCTTTAAAAAAATAACCCATTATGAACCCTCCTTTTCAGATATTAAATCTTCTAGATCAATTTGTATTCCTTTTTGGCTGTCTTCCCTATTAGCTAAAACATCAATAATTAACTCTTGTAATTCTTTTAATACATCAGTTTTAAAAGTATCTCTTATTAAATGTTTAGTATTAAATATTACTTTAGGATCGATATATTCATCTTCATCTAATTGACCATGTAAACCAAGCTGATAATCATTTTTAAAAACCTGATCAAAATGCACACGATCAACATTTTCATTTATACGCTGATCAAACTTTTCAACCTGATCATTAACGTTTGGTAACATTTGAATAACCTGATTTTTATTACAAATTATTTGATGTTTAAACTCTTCAACGGTTCGATCTTTTAATCTTCCTATTATTTCAATTAATGCGTACTTATCCATTATTTTGAATTCAATAGTTAAATTATTACCATCAACCTGAACAAGTTCTTTTGTTGAATAGTCAAACTTAGTTTTAATTAAATACGTTTTTGTTTCCATTTTAAGAAATCCTTTCATAAACGTAAAAAGGCTAAGTTAATTCTTAACCTAGCCTGATTATAAAATGATATTTTTATTTAATGCAAGTTATTTTTTTTTGTACAATTTTGTTTCTTTATTCCAAGATATTTTACTTGTTATAATTAATCTTGAAAGTATTAAAGCCAATTCAGAAACAGGAATTGAAGAACGTCTAGAAATAGATTTTAATTTTAATCCATTTGTTGATTGACTAAGTGTGAATACGACAAACTCAGGTAAAGCGTTTTTGTCGACAATTGCCTTGTAATTTTGCCATGATTGGTCAAGTTCTTTTGACAAGTCAAAAAGCCTTTGACGACTACGGCTAAAACCGTGTTTAGTCAATGCGTTACTTGACACTTCTTTTATTGCGTCTATTTGATTATCTATATTTAAACTATTCATTAAACTTTCCCTTTCCTATAACAGTTTATTAAAATTATCGTCAATACCTACGTTAAGTCTTGACATCAATATTTGTGTCATTCTTTCAGGTATAACAACACTTTTGTTACAACCGTCACAACACTTGCCATCAGCAACAGGTAACGCATTGTTACCGTCATACCAATAATGTTTGTTGCCGTCTTTATCCAAACCCAAAAACTTAGGTTTAATAGTTTCAGCACAAATAACACAAACATGAATTTTGGATTTATCTATATGGTTATCTTTCATAAGTTTTCCTTTCAAAATAAATTAACCAAGTATTAATGAGATAATCACGATCAAAAAAATGATCATGACTACCTTATAAATTGTTGCGATTAAACTAGTCAACTATGCACACTCCAACTCTTGCCAACTTTCACACTCAATAACTTGTCTTACTTCGTCATTGCGTGTTCGTTGAACACTTGGAACATCAGCAGTAGATTTACCTGATCTAATTTTAACTAATTTATTATCAATTTCTTTTTCGATAGTTTCATCAGTATGCGTTGCCCAATGCGTTAAAGCATTATAGCCTGCCCACATTGTATTACCTAGATCAGGTGTTTCTTTTTCAAACCTATCCAATAGATAATTCATCTTAGTTTCATTAATTGGATTAGTAAGATTAAGTTCTGCAGATTTACTTTTCTTTTTACAAATAGTTTGTTTAAGAATATTCCCAAACTGTTCAGGCGACATATCTTTTGCACGCCAATTTAACATTGTTTCTTTTTGGTTATTCCAAAATTCCAAACCAATACTTGCCTTAGTCATAAGAGCAGTAGTAGATAAGTTTCTAGTATGCTTAGCTTGTTGATGGTATGCTTTTTGACCACCAAAGACCAAAGTATTTCTACATAGATCACGATACGCACCTGAAAAAACTTGGAAGCTCCAAGACATATCACAACTATTAAAGATATCTATTCTGCTTAAAACCTTATCTTTATTATTGGATACGGTAGTTTCAAGATCATGAAAAAATATAGTTCTATGAGCTTGCAAACCATCTTTATAAAGCTGATCTTTTACGGTTATATTATCTAGTGGCAAATCAGATTGCCCAAGTATTTTAGCTTGTTCATTAAATAATTCATGATGAGGTACAAGCTGATAAGTACTAGAAACAGGGCGAGTTTTTAACAACTTATCTAGACTAGAATTGTACAAACCAAAATAATTTTTTAAATCTTCAGGATGTAATATAGTTCCATGATTAGGATCAGCGTTTGGTACAGGAATTAATGCCTGAAGATCAACTTTAGTTATTTTGGAATTATCTTCATAAAAACTTACATCCCTAAAATCTTTATGAGTTTTTACTTCATGATTGAAGTCATTTACTATATAGTTCATTTTATTTCCTTTCAGTTAAATTAAAATTGAACGTACATAATCTTCTAAACTATCTAGATTAGATTGCAAGAAGTTTATTTTTATTTTTTATTTGCTTTTGTTTTTTTCTTAAAAATTCCATCGAAAATTCACCACCTGAATAAATCCTTTTAATAGTAGTTTCATCTTTGATTACCATTAATGGTTCTTTATTTGAAGCAGAAGCTGACAATATTTTGCCTGACAATTTATCGATGTCTGCGTAGATACAAGGTTTACCTTTGTGCATATACAGATAGACATTACCTATCCAATGCCTATCTACTTGCAACCATTCAGGTTTACCGTTGACAATTCTTTCGTAGTGAAAGTAATCCATTGTGTGTGGATCATACCGTACTTTATGAGATGCAAATTCAGGCATCATGCCTTGTTTGAGTTTAGAACGGATACCGTTGACAAAAGCGTGGACATTTTTTCTGCCCTCTTGCTTTACTCTTTCGTTACCTGATTTCCTGACGACAAACATGGCGTTGGTAAAAAACAAACTATCTGTATGTTCAATTACCAACCCTGTTTTGTAATCCTGTACAGAAAAACACTTCTTGTGAAGATTATAATAAGCTCTTACTCTATCTGTATTAGACATATGTTTCCTTTCCTTTGTCTGTTTAGATACTTGTTATCAGCTATCAGGATAACTGTCAAACCTTTCTTGTTTCCATTTGTTTTCTAGATAGGTTAAGCCTATGTAAACTCTGTCTGCAACCTCATCTGTTTTCTTGTGAGTTTCAAGCCAATCTTTAAGATCAACTGTCATGTCATCCCATTCGTCATTTATAGTGTCAATTATTTTGTCATTCATTTGGTGTGACATGATTTGTCTCCTTTTGGAATGACAACATTGACATTATCTTTAATAGGTTTTGAAGCAGAGTTCTCAAGGTGTAGTCGCATAGACTCAAAATAGTTAAGCAACTGTGTTACTGTGTCACTCTTGAAGTGATCGGTAGATAATTCATTCTCCCAACAGTTCAAAGCATCTATGATTGTATCGACTTCGTCTGCATTGAATCCTTCAACGTTATCTATTTGGTATGGTTTGTTATCTATGTAGACACGAATACATTTGGACTTTGACAAAGGTTGTCCATCTGTGTACTTTCTCCAATCTTCACCATCGATGAGATACTGACCACGCCAACGCATAGTGTACTTTCTTTTGTTGATATGTTTCTTCATCAACTTTACCATCTTCATGTTTTCAGGTGTGTTAGGTATATCACTAAACACATACCTGTTTTCAGAGAATATCTTTTCTAGATAGGCTAACCTCTTCATGTTCTCCTGATATATTGTGGTGGTATAGGTATCTGTATTGACTTTACCAACATTAAACTCACTACTTTCTTTTAACTTACTTTTAAGCTCGACATTTTCTCTTTTATAACTTTCGTTCTCCATTTTCAAATCTTCAATAGTACGTTCATGTATAACGTTACCTATTCTAGCAGAGCTTAATCTTCTATTCAGATCATCTTGATCTTGGTTTTTACGCAGATCAATTTTTTCTTTTTCTAGACTTTCTATCTTTTCATGTAGATCATGAATTAATTTACTTACTTTCATTAACTTTCCCCTCTTTATCAATTAAATCAGCTATCTTATTTAAAGTTTCTTTTCCACTTTGAGACATTCTATCTTGATCCCAAAATAAATCACTTACTAATCGTGCTAGTTTTTTTAGTGTAGTTCTACTCATTAATTTTTTCCTTTCAATATAAACTTAATGACTTCGTTAGTCCAACCGTTCCCAAGTATTTTGTAGCCTTGACTATTACTAACTGCTTTACAGTAATCATCAGGTAACGTTTGCAACCGACAACATTCCTTTACAGTAAGCTTTCTCCAATGTAAAGCGTTTTCTCCATAAGCATCAGGATACCTACCTTTTGGCAAAGGCGATACAACTGTATCCTTAGTCAATGTAGATAAGCACCGTGACTTATCAGATTCAGATACCTCTAAGGTTTGAGTGATTGGAACACTTAGATCGTTATCCTTGCGTACTCCTTGTCTGTCTAGTCTACGACCTGTGATTGATGCAGAATTACAAAGTATCTTAGGTTCACGATTGCCACCATTACAACTGTTCAGCGTAGGAGCTTTACCCTCTACA